CTTCAGCAATGTGCCCCCTGGGCACAAGCCAGGCTTCATCAATAATCACTGTCCTGAGTGATAGTCTCTGCAAATTGCTTTCATTCCAAGCACCCCTGCAATAGACCACAGCCCCATTGGAGAAGTCAGCCACATTGCTCTTATCATTGTCAGTCTCAGACAGCAGGGCTTTCACCACAGGTGTCTGCTGGATTAATGGCCGGACATACCTGATGAAAAAATCTTTTGCTTCCGCATCATTTGGCTCTAGGATCATCATAGGACAAGGAGCAGTGGCAATCTGCCAAAGGGTGTAAAGCCTGGCCAAGAGTGATTTGCCTGACTGTGTGGAAGCCATAATGGTCAGCAGCTTAGTCTCAGGATCACAGGCCAGCCTTAAAGCTTCTCCCACCCAGGGTGTCCGGCTGAGGCTGAGTCTTCCCCTGATTGGGCTGTCTGGCACATCCAAGACATTGGCTTCAGCCCAGGCCACAGGATCACCTGTGTAGCTTGGCCGGATAATCTCCTGGGCAGACCCTACCAGGGTGGCTTCATTCTCTGTGCTCATCAAGCAGACAGATGGTGCAGCTTCTTCAGAGTGGCCAGCCGGAAGTGCGTCACAGGCTTGATGCCACAGATGCCATTCCTGACCCTGATTGCCTTCCTCTCAATGTTGTGCCTTTCAGCCATCTGGAACACAGCTGCCCTACTGACATTGGCCAGCTTGCAGAATTCAGTGGCACTGATCCAGCCCTTGGGCACTTCATCTTGGCCAATCAGCCTGGAAGCCAGCATCACTTCATCAAATGTCTTTAATGGTTTCTTAGGCTGATAGACAAAAGCCCAAGACCTTTTCCCATCAATGGCCTTCACCTGGTAGCTTGTCCGGCACAGCAGTCCCTTGTCATAGAGCTGCTTGGCCTTGCTGCTGGTGCTTGTGACATTAAGGAAACCAAGCTTGTCCTGAATATCCCTGACAGTAAGCCAGCCTTTAGGGGCAGCTGTGTTGTCTTGCTTCCTGTGCTCAATGAGCTGCTTGGCAAGTTTGGCCAGGGTCATTTGCTGGGGTCATAAAGTTTCAGGTCTGTCTGAAAGACCCACTTCCTTCCCACCTTGTGGATCAGTGTCACCTTCCAATCATCACCATCAGTCCACCCGGCTGCAAAGCCACTGCCCCACATTGCACTTCCCAGCCTGTGGCTGGCATAGGTCATTGCCTCTTTTTGGCAGAGACATCCGGCTGAGTAGGCAGCACCACCACCCCATTTCCTGAGTGCCACCATTTCAAGTCTGTGAATGTGGCCACACACAAAGCCACCACCCCTTTGGGCATAATGAGCACCCTGCTCCTGCACTGCTCTGGTGCTGTGTGAATATCCGTGAGCATAAGCCACCTTGCCCAATTCAAACACTCCCAAATCTGCGTGATAGGGAAGCACCTTGCTGCATCCAATCTTCCTGGCTTCCCTCATCAGCTCATCCTTTATGCCCTGGCAATAATCCACTTCCTTGGCATCACCTGAAGACTCAATGGTGTGATCAAGTCTGGCTTCGTGATTTCCCCACAGCCAAACATCTGGGGAAAACTTACGGAGAAATTTCACACCTTCCTGCAAGTCTTCCTTCAAACTCTCATTGGCTTCCTTGTCCTTGGCCTGGCTTCTCAGACTGCGGAGATCAAAGCAATCACCTAGGTGGATGCGGACATCCGGCTTAAATTGTTTACAATATTCCAGCAAAGCAGAGACTGCTTCAGGATCGTGCCTGTCTCCGTGATTGTCACCACAAGCCACCCATTTGATTATCTTGCTCATAAGGTCTTAGATGAAAGCTCTGCCCTTGCTTGCAGTGTCCATTTCTCCAGGGCTTTGATTGCAGTTTCTGGCCTGTCAGGATTACAGGACTCAGCACAGTCTAGGGGAAGTTTGTCTAATCTCTGCACCACCTTAGCAGTCCACCGGGTGATGATCTCCTGGGCTTCAGATAATTTGATGTAAGCCCTGGCCTCAATGGCTCTGGTCTTCTCTTCATCCTCTAGCTGAACCAAGGTTCGTAAGCTGGAATTGTAGGCTGACTGAAGCTTGCTTTGTGCTGGATCGTTTTGCTCGATTGCAGCTGCATAGACTTCTCTGGCTCTGTCCACCAGGTTTCTGTGCTGGGCAAGGGCATAGCTCAGAGTGCCAGCAGTCAGCCCTTCCACTCCGGCAGGGGCTTTGACTTTAGGGGATGGCTTCACAGGTGGAAGCTTCCTGTGCCTTCCGGCCTTCCGCAGATCAAGCCAGGCTTTGGCCTCTGGCATTGTCTTGGGCAAACCTTCCTGACGCAGCTTGGCCACATAACCTTTTGAAAGCCCAAGTGCCTTGGCCAGCTCAGCCTGGGTCATAGCTTACCCCCTGGGATGCCTTCCAATCCAGCTGCCTTCAAATCCTTGCGTTTTTTGGCGGTGGTGGATGCCCCACGCCTAAAAGGGGGGTGGGAAATAGATTTCTTAGTGACCCCATCTTCCCCGGCTGTTTTTTCCATAATTTTATTATTTTCCGCAGAATTCTCTGAAATAATCTCAGGATTTTCTGTGATTGGATCAGTGGATTTCATCCTGGTGATGATACCAGGTGACAGCAGTGCAGCCTTAGCTGCCATCTTGTGCACTCTGACACACACAGCTTGCTTGGTTAATCCCATCCGCTTGGCCAAGTCCACCTGGGTGGGTGCATCTGTGGTCTGCATCACAATTTTAATTATGTCAAAGTGGTGCTGGACAGATTTATCAGAGGATGAGCTGAGCAATGTGAGTAAGTCAGCCACTATCTCTTGCACTCTCTCCCTGGTCACCCAGCCATCAGACTCAGTTTGCTCTGTGACCTTCCGGGGATCAGCTGACGCAAACTTACTATCATTGGCATAGATGGGGAAGCTGTATCTAGGCAGTGGCATTTCCCTGTAAGGGATGATGGGTGGGTCTAAAGCCCTAAGCTCTGCTTGCTCTGCCCTGGTAAGTCTGTCCCACCACTCATCAAACTCAGTTTCTTCCTTCCGGCCATCCCTCAGGTGCTGAAGGTGTTGGAGTGTTTTCCGCTTATTGGGATCAGATGCCACTGTGAACAGATGTGCATAACTTCTTGATGCAGTCAATCTGCTATCTTAACCCAGGCTTTCTTCTTCTGGTCATAGGTCAGCAGACCATAACGCACAGCATAGACCCTAAGCCTCTTGAGTCTGGCCGGGGTAGCTGCCAGCCCTTCTTGCTCCAGGGCTTCAGTCATCAGCTGCTTGCTCTCTGTGGCCATAAATGCCCCAGGAAGCCTTTGGATGATCTGGCTGACCCTTTTGACCTTCCTTGCCTTCAAAGCCTTCCTTGAGGCAATCAGGGCATCTAGATTGGCCTTCATCATCTGAGGCTGGGTCTTCCATTGCTTCTTCCAATGTTGNAGCAGCTTAAACTTGGCCTTCAGCTTCTTATTCATCCTTGTGATCCTCTGGGGACAGCAGGGGTGGGTGTGGGTGTTATCCCTGCCCCCTTAGCGTTAGCGTGAAGAGGGGGTGGGGTAATACCCCACACATTACCCTTTAGGGTAATAGGTCTGTGCCAGGTAACAGACTGAAAGAAAATGATGGGGTCAGACATCATCTTCTTGCACAGGTGGCTGGTCATTCATTTCCCACTTGATCTGGCCTCTGGTCTTGCTGTGCCGGATGCGTAAGGACTCAGTGAATTGTCCCCGGTCATCCCTCATCCCTGCNCTGTTCCCTCTCTTGCCCAGCTTGAGGATAAAGTGGGGATGTTCCTGGTGCTCTCTGCGTAAAATTGCTGTGCTCCTAAACCAATTGGCAAGCTCTGAGCTTCCTGTGAAGTCATAGGTGCTCTGCACATTGTCTTCCTTCTTCTTGGGTGGCTTATTCTGGTGGTGGGCTGCGATTAGACAGCATCCTGTCCGCATCAGCACAGGCTGGAGGATGTGCCGGAGGAAGTGGGAGCAGAATTCTTGCTTAGATACATCCCCACCAGCAAATCCTAGAAGTGGATCGACCATCAGAAAATCTGCGTTGTGCCTAGTCACCAGCTCTTCAATCAGCTGGCCAAAGGCTTCCCCGGTCTTCACTGCCTCTCTGTAAATCACCACATTCTCATCTAGGGTGGCCTGTTCAGCCTGGGTCAGCCACATTGCCCCTGTGACACCCATCCACTGTTCAGCAATGTCNCCNAGATCATTTTCACTGCCCAGCATCACTATCCTCATTGGCCTGATGGGTTTCATACCCCACAGGTCTTTCCCAAGTGCCCAGGACACTGCCAGCTGGGTCAGCAGACTGCTCTTGCCTGTGCCAGCCTGGCCGGAGAAGAGCAGTGACCCACCCTTGCAGAGCCATCTATTACCCACCAGGGCATTGGGGTCATTGTGTCTGTCAAAGGCTTGAAGGTCAGCCAGGGGCATCCTTTGGGTGCTGTCCTGCTGCTTCTTGGATGACTCAAGAATGGTCTGGGCTTGTGCCTGGAAGGATTGGGCAAGCTCTGCTGGGGTGAAAGCCCCTGACAAGGCTTTGGCACTCAAGTCTCTGGCAATGTAGATGAGCTGCCTGGCTTGGTGCTTCTCCTGTATGATCCTGGTGTAATGGCTTAGGTTAGGGGATGGAGCAAATAGGGATGAGGTTAGCTCATTGATGTAAGCCAGGCCACCAGCAGTCTCAAGCTGATGGGATGCCCTAAGGTGATTAGACAGGGTGATTTCATCCGGCACTTGCCCAGCACTTGCCAGATCAGCTAGGGCAATGAAGATGGTCTGGTGCTTTGGTTCATAGAAGGCTTTGGCATCAAGCCTGGCCTCTGTGCAGGACTTGAAGGAAGGATTGCCCTGCTGGCCGTCCACAAGGATGGAAGCAAGGACAGCCCTTTCAGCATCTATCTAGGTCACAGGGTGGCTGTGCCTGGGGTGGGTTTGTCATAGGGTCAGAGAGTGCCCTTTTCATAAGCATTAATTCTTTCACCCAGCAGCCGGATCACAGGCACTGCCATTGAATTTCCTAGTGCCTTGTATTGCAAAGCATCAGGACATTTCTCAGCTGGCTTACCCTTCCAAGGGATTTGGGTGTAATGATCTGGAAAGCCCATCAGCCTGGAACATTCAACAGGTGTGAGTCTGCGGACAAAATCACCCCTGACAAGGGGTGTATTGTTTCCACCTGTTCCATATTTGGCACAGATGGTGGGTGCAACAGTCCTGCACTCAGTGATCCGGCTGTCTTGGCCGTGGTTTTCATAAAGCACAGCCTCATCATTCACCACCAATTCAGTGGTTCGGACATCACCCACATCAAAAAGATTTAGGGTGTTGAAGATGTCTGACTGCACCCAAGTTTCTGAGTCTGTGGTGCTTTGTGCTCTAGAAGCCTTACGGAAATGGGTCAGACCTGTGCCTGTTTTTCCAATGCTGTCTTCAACAGTGGTGGCAGCTGCTTGCCCTTCCTCTGGCTTCTGGTCAAAATTCCCTGGCAAGCCTTGGGGCTTAAATAATACCTCTGCAGCTGGCTTCCATCCAAGAGAATGTGCGACAAGGTAAATCCTTTTTCTCCTTTGTGGCACAGGCCAAGGTGCTCCTGTGCTTTGAGCATCCAACACTCTCCAGCTGAACCCATACCCGCATTTTCCCAGGGCATAGAGGAAACATCTGAAGTCATTGCCTCTGTTTGAAGACAAGACACCTTTGACATTTTCCCATAAGACCCACCTTGGCCGGAGGGATTGGATGAGAGAGATAAAAACCAAGCTAAGGTGGCCTCTGGGGTCAGCCAATCCTTCTTGGAAACCTCCAATGCTGAAAGCCTGGCAGGGGCTTCCTCCAATGAGAAGGTCAATTGATCCTGGGGTGAGTCCCCAGGTGGGGTGCTTGGTAATATCTCCATAATTTTTGGTGTGTGGGTAATGGTGAGCAAGCACTGCACTTGCAAAGGGATCAATGTCAGAAACACCAAGGCACTCCCAGCCCAGGTGCTTCCAGGCCACAGACGCAGCCTCAATGCCACTGAAGACAGATAAATAACGCATTTTCAAAGTGGGTCAGAATGATGGGCAGACTGACTGTGGGTGGATCACAGCCTAGTCAAGTGCCCTTTCGGTTTATCAATTAGAAGGGTGGGGCTTCCTGCTGGATGCTGTGCTTATGGAATTTGGTGACCTTGCTGATGGTCTTCAGCTCCCCAGAGCTAAAGGTGACATCTTCCCTGACCACAGTGACCTTAATGCTTTTGCCTTCAGCTAGGCCAAGGAAGCCACGCAGCTCATCAGCACTCTTGCCCGGCAGCTTCAGGTCTTTTGCCTGGGTGGCAGTGGCCACAAACGCATAAGCCCTTTTGATAGCACCATCAGTGCTGCCAAAAAAGGTGTCATTGATTTTCTGGCCGTCCTGGGTGGTCATCAGCACCTTGATCTTGGGTGCTCCGGCTTGGGTCTGGGAACAGTCTTCATCCCTAATCTTGCAGATTCGGACTGTGTAATCACCAGGCTGGCTGATAGTCACCAGCTTGGGTTTGTTGGAATAATCGTTCATTGGTTTTCAGTTATTGGGAAAATCTGTGGCCTCTTGGATCATTGCCAGGATGCTGCCTGGTGTCTCTCTGACCTGGCGAAACTCACCAGCCTGGTCATCAGTGCAACACACACAGGTCTTGGCTGATCCTGGTGCTCGATACAGGGAAACAATGTGGTCACTGTTCACATAGGTGATTGATCCATCCTCTAGTGTCAGAGGAAGAAAGAATGGGCAAAACATCTTAGGCAAAGCTGATGGCTTCAGAGCTGCCGGAGCTGGCAGACTTCCAGGGCTTGAGCTGCTGGACTTCCTTGGGGTAGCAGGGGAAGCTGTTGAATTCCATTGCAGCTGCATAGGCTTCAATGGCTTGCATCATCAGGACACCACCTTCTGCCTGGAGATCAGCACTGACTTCATAGATGGCTGTGGCCTGTGGGCTGGCCTTCTCTACGCAGACCATCCTGAAGCCCTTAGGCCGGAAGCCAAACACCTGTTTGAACATTAAACAATACCACGCAGCCTGTAAGTGATAAAGTCTCTTGTAGGTAGTGCTAAGGACATTTCTTGGGGTGATGTAATCACCAAAAGTTTTCAGATCATAAATCCAGCCATCAGCAGTGACGAAATCCAGCTGTGCCTTCAAGGGCACTTTGCCATAATCACAGGTTAGGCACAGCTCAGTGGCCACCGGGATAATGTTCCAATGGGCAAGCTCTGCCTTGAGTGCTTGGCCAGCCAGGACTGCATCCTGGTATTCATCCAAGGCCACCACCATCTTGCCCTGGCTGGCTGCTTCAAAGTTATCCCACCAGGCAATGGCTTCAAGAGTCTCAGCCTTGGGCTTCTTGGCTTCCCGCTGCTTCTGGGTGGGCTTCTTAGGGGCATCCTCTGGGGTGCAGATCACAGAGGAAGTGAACAGCTCCGGCTGGAGCACCAGCAGATGGGTGAGGCTTCCAATCCGCAGGGCAGGGCTGTCCTTGTGGGGTGCTTCCATTGAAGCCTTCATATGGCCAGGTGAAATCAAGGCCATCTTGGCCAGGCTTTGATTGAGTGCCTTGTGGGCATCATAGTCAGCCCTATTCCATTTGGCAGTGGGCAGTGCGTTAATCATTTCTTGTGTGAGCATAGGTGTGTGTGCGTTTTATTTGGGTGGGAAAGGGTATTTGATGCAGCTCTGGAGGATTTCAATGCAGAGTGCATCCGGCACTTTGCTCTTCTCATAAGCATTTTTAAGACCTTGTGTGCCTGTGGCTGACCCCCTGGGTGCAGCTGTGTGGCAAGGGTCACCATTGTTGCAAGCTGGCCGGGGAAGCCATTGGGTGCTGTTTGTCCAGATGTCAGTGGGCTTCATCCTGGTGTCACCGTATTGGCAATAGGTCACAGTCTGGAGGAAGGGGATGTGACTGAGCACAGGCAGAGTCCGCAACATTCCCCTTGGGTTTTCAATGAAGAAGAAATGAGGATCAAGCTGCTTGATGATGTCTGCTGTCTTCTGGACAATGGTGATGGCCAGGTGTGCACC